ATACAGTTAATGGTACTTTTGATTATTTAGTAATAGGTAGATATTATGATTCTGATGCTTTCTTTCATGGTTATATAACAGATTTTAGATATGTAATCGGTGCAACAGTTTATACCGGGGCGTTTACACCTCCTTCTGGGCCTTTAACTACTACAGGAGGATCTTATCCTTCTTCTACTAATATAACAAATCCTACTGCATCTCAAACAAAATTGTTATTAAATAATACAGAAGCTAAAGTATATGATAATTCTGGTACAATGAATATACCATTACATGGAACTGCTCAATCCGATACTGGAAATCAAAAAAACAGCGTACCTTCTCTTTATTTCCCTGGATCTAGTTATGCTGAGATTCCCGCATCAGATGCATTAGATTTTGGTACCGGTGATTGGACAATTGAAGGATGGTTTAGTATAGCAGAAGGATATTATATCTGGGATATGAGAATCCAAAACAGTGCAACAAATCAAAATCTTCCGGCATTGTATTGGGATTATCAGGCGGGATTATCAGGCAATCCTGTTAAGTTATATTTTGCTGGAGGAGTTCAAATTACTTCTTCAACCATGGCTCGTTCTACTTGGACACATGTCGCAGTACAAAGAGTTGAGGGAAAGATAGGATTGTATATCGATGGAGTAGGAGATTCAGAAACTTATGCTGATACAAATGATTATGGTCCTCAAAGATTGAGAATAGGTGCTAGAGGAACCGATGCGCCGGCGCAGCACATATTAGGATATGTAAGTGATTTTAGAGTCACCAAAGGTGTAGCAAGATATCCTTTTACACCATCAAAAGAAACTCTTACAACAACCAAAGCACTTCAATCGGGGAATACATGTACTGCATCAAATGTTAAATTACTTGCATTAACAACTGCCACTGTAACTCAAGATATTAGTTCAGAAAGTCATACTATCACAAATGTTAATAGTGTAACTACCAGTAATTTTGGTCCTGTTGCTGGAATGAAATCTGCACTATTTGATTCAAGTGATGATGAGAAATTAACTATACCAGATGGTGCATGGAAAACTTGGGGTGCAAATTTTACTGTTGAATGTTGGGTTTATGCTAATTCTTGGCCAACTTCAGCAAATAATTATATTTTTGGTGATTTTAATTCTGGTGGTAGCGCAAGTTCAGCATCAATTGCATTTAAAACAACTAATACCGGAGCATTCTTATTTTATGCAAATGTCGGTGGTTTGCAAGCTATATTTTCGGCTAGCGCGAATACAAATTATCCTGATCAATTGAGTTTAAATAGATGGTACCATTTAGCCGTTGTTAGAAATTCTGGTAATTTTTATTTGTTCAAAGACGGTAAAATGATTAATTCAAATACAAGTCATACTGGAACGATTAGTGATTCTTCTCAAGTTTTTGCGATAGGAGGTCCAGGAGCGTACCATACTCAATGCTGGGATGGATATATATCAAATTTTAGAGTTAATAATGGTCAAGCATTATACACTAATACTTTCACACCGCCGGGCGCGTTAACAGGTTAATATGAAATATTCATCAATTAAATTAGAAATGTCAAAAGAAACTATGATTATAGGTTCGAGTGTAGTATATGCTAATGCTGCGGCGTTACCATCATCTAATATTGCTGAAGGAACAAGAGCATTTACAGCTGATACAAATAGACCATATCTTTGGATAGGTTCTGGTTGGTATTTAATTAAAGATTATGTTGATTAATAAAATTTTAATAAAGGAGTAAATTATGGCTGAAGAAGCACAAGAAGTTGAACAAAACCCATTACACGATTTGGTGCAACACGCATTAGATCAAGATTATAATAAAGCGAATAAAGTATTTGGCGACTTAATGGGAGTCAAAATGCAAGATGCTTTAGATCAAGAGCAAATAAAAATTGCTGATAAACTCTATAATGGAGTTGATGATGAAGTTGAAGCTGAGGCTGAAGCCGAAATTGAAGCTGAAGCTGAAGTAGAAACTGATGAAGATCAAGGAGAATTAGATTTAGAAAATGATGAATCTGAAGAAATTGAACAAGATGAAGAAGAATTACTTGATGATGAAGAAAACATAGAGTGATAAATATATCACAGTAGAAATTTATTTTTATATAAATATATACAAAGGGTATTAAATGAAAACTTTTTTAGAAATTAGAGAAGCTAAAAACAAACCTGTGGTTTCTAAGAAGATCGGAAGAATTAAAATGTCCGTTATGAAAGAACCGAAAGGTTTTACTGTATATGTTGATGGCGATAAAATAGACACATATAGAAGTCAAAAAGAAGCTGAAAAGGCTGGAACAACTTTTATTAAACAATATAGAGGAATGAGATAAATGGAAATTAGACCTTTAGCCGCTAAAGTTACCGCTAACGGATCGGGTAACAGAACGAATGTTAGTAATGCTAAGTGTGTTTACGTATGTTCAACTGCAGATGATTTAGTAACGAATCATACAACTGGTGCTACAATGCAAGTACATGAAAATCAAGCTTTAGTAATACGAAAAGACAAATTTGATGAATTACATGCAGGTAGTGTTAATACGCATTTTACCAAAATAGCACATCCGAGAGGTTAAATTATGAAACTTATATCAGAATTTCATGATCAAAATCTTCAGATGTTAATCACTGAAGGAAAAAATGGTAAAAAGAAATATCATATAGAAGGTGTATTTGCGCAAGCAGAAAGTAAAAATAGAAATGGACGTATTTATCCTATGGGCGTTATGGAAGGCGCTGTTGGTAAATACTCTGAAAATCAAGTTTCTAAAGGTCGTGCCGTGGGTGAATTGAATCATCCCGAAGGGCCGACGATAAATTTAGATAAGGTTTCACATAAGATCGATGAACTCAAGTTTGAGGGAAATGATGTTATGGGAAGAGCCACAGTTTTGGACACTCCGATGGGTAATATAGTCGAAGGACTACTCGAAGGTGGCGTTCAACTGGGCGTTTCGACTCGTGGTATGGGGAGTTTGGAGAGACGTAATGGCGCAATGGTTGTCAAAGACGACTTTATTCTTAACGCGATAGACATCGTGCAAGATCCATCAGCACCTAGTGCTTTTGTTAATGGGATAATGGAAGGTGTAGAGTGGATTTGGAATAACGGCATTATTGAACAAAGAGCTATTGAAAAAATGGAGACTGAAATAAAACGGGCTCCGCGGGCAGATCTCTATGAGACACAAGTTCGTGAGTTTAAAAATTTCCTCTCGTTACTAAAATCAAAATAAAGGGAGTCAATTAAATGACTGATGAAAATCAATTGGAAGAAGGTGAACTCCACGAAAATGACGACGTGGAAGAAGCTCATGATCCCAAAAACGCTCCTGCTCAAGAAGTAGCTGCTGCTGATAAAGCAGAAGATGCTGCTCCGAAAGCTAAGAAGCGAAAGGGTGATAAGTCTGGCAAAGATCCAATGCAAAAAGTCGCCGCTCCTGCAGGTCAAGATTCAAAAATCGATGACAAAGGTGCTATGCCTTTTAAAGAAGGATATAAAACCAAAGCAGGAATGATTAATGCTGCATATCAGAAAATGAATGGTATGAAAAAGGAAGAACTTGCTGTTCTTATGTCTAAAATAATGCAAGAAAGTTCAACTGAAGACGGAGAGGTAGTCGTTGAAAATCAAGCTGATGATATAAATTATCAAACTGATTGGAATGACGATCTTAATGCTTTAGTAAATTCTGAAGCTACTCTTTCTGAAGAGTTCAAATCTAAAGCTGAAACTATTTTTAATATGGCTATTAAGAATAAGTTATCAGAAGAAGTTGATCGCTTAGAAGAGAAGTATAACGAAGAACTTACTGCTGAAATAGAGGAAACTAAAACAGGACTCGTAGATAAGGTTGATTCATACCTTAACTATGTTGTTGAAAACTGGATGGAAGAAAATAAACTTGCTGTCCAATCTGGCCTCAGAACAGAGATCGCCGAAAAATTCATGAATAATCTTAAAGATCTATTCACTGAATCATACATCGACGTACCTGAGTCTAAAGTCGACCTAGTTGACGACTTAGCTGCAGAAGTTGAAGAGTTGGAAACATCTCTAAATGACCAAACAGCTAAATCCATCGCAATGCAAGAGGAACTCGAAGGTTATAAAAGAGACTCGATTATTAGAGAAGCTTCTAGAGACCTAGCAGAAACTCAAATTGAAAAGCTGAAATCTTTAACAGAAAAAGCCGATTTTGAAGATGAGGAATCATTCACTGAAAAGGTTGCTACTGTTAAGGAATCATATTTTAATAAAAAGGCTACACCAACATCAGCTTTGACAGAAGAAACAGATGAAGATACTAATGAAGTAGAAACTTCTGGCTCTATGTCACAGTATGTTAATGCCTTAAAAACCCAAATCAAAACTTAAAGGGAGTCCAAAGAGATGCAAAGAGATGCAATATCTTACGATAAGTTGGTCGAAAAGTGGGCCCCAGTTCTTAATGAAGAATCTGCGGGTACTATAAGCGATCATCACAAGAAAGCAGTTACAGCTGCTGTTCTTGAAAACCAAGAAATCGCTCTTCGTGAAGAAGGCATGCTTCAAGAAAATTCTAACCTTGGAGTAACTGCTGCCAATCACGGTACTACAGGCGCAAACTGGAATCCAGTTCTAATCGCTCTTGTAAGACGAGCTATGCCAAATTTAATGGCTTATGATATATGTGGCGTTCAGCCGATGACAGGACCAACAGGTCTTATCTTCGCAATGAAAGCTAGATATAACACATCAACAGGTGGTGCTGCTAAAGGCGCTGCTCAAGCTGATAACACTGAAGCGTTGTTTGACGAAGCACTAGTTAACTATTCTGGTGACTCAACAACAACAGGTAACGGAACTAAAGGTTCTTCAGGTTTATACGGCGTATCTGATACAGACTCTGACTCAGATATTTCTGATTCTGGTGCTTCTTACGTACCTGAAATTGGTGACGCTTTAACAACAAACGAAGCTGAAAACCTAGGCGTATCAGGTGGACAAGCATTTGCAGAGATGGGATTTACCATTGAGAAAGCTACAGTGACTGCGAAGTCAAGAGCACTCAAAGCTGAATACACTCTAGAACTTGCTCAAGACTTGAAAGCTATTCATGGTCTAGATGCTGAAACTGAATTGGCAAACATTTTGTCAACAGAAATTTTAGCAGAAATTAACCGTGAAGTTATCAGAACTGTTAACCAGCAAGCTAAAATCGGTTGTCTTCAGTCTAACATGAACACAAAAGGTCTTTTCTCATTAACTAATGACGCTGATGGTCGTTGGTCAGTAGAGAAATTCAAAGGTCTTATTGTTCAGCTTGAAAGAGAATCAAATGTAATCGCAAAAGAAACCAGACGTGGTAAGGGTAACTTTATGATCTGTTCATCAGACGTTGCCTCAATTCTATCTGCTTCTGGTATGCTAGATTACGCTCCAGCCATGAATACTTCATTGAACGTTGACGATACAGGCAATACATTTGCAGGTACTCTAAACGGTAGAATGAGAGTATACATCGATCCATACGCATCTGCAGATTACTGTAACGTTGGATATAAGGGTACAAACCCATACGATGCTGGACTTTTCTATTG